AGAGGGTGGTGTAAATTGTGGTAAGTTTAAGGTAGATGATTGGGATAACCTTTCAGAAGACCGTAAGAATTGGTGGAGAGGTGCTAAAAGATATCGTGTAGTATTTGGTTTACTTCGAGTAGAAAAAGGTTTTGTAGGCGAAGGTAAAGATCCTGTAAGTTTTGATAACCTTCCTATTATGTTTCAAATATCTAATAGAGGAACATATAAAAACTTTGGAGATGTTATGTCTCAATTTTATAAAACTAAGAAGATGCCATTTAAACACGAAGTAAAACTTAATTTTAAACTAGAACAATCTGGTGCTATATCTTGGTATGTAGTAACACCTACTATTACATCTGAAGCTGTACCTTTTACAGAAGCTGATATGGAAGTTAATAGAGCTTTCTTAACATATGTTACAGGACATAATGATAACATTCGTGCCAGGTCATATGAAGCAAAGCGTTACACAAGTGATGTAGACGCTACAGTTATTGATAACGATTTTATTGAAGTTACTGATACGTTACCTGAATAATGAATGATAATTTAGCTAGAGTAATAGCTTACCTTGAGTCTGCTAACAGAGGAGAGGTATCAATGTCTGAGGAGATAATTGACCAAGCTGCCGAAGATTTTAAACAGGCTCTAAAAAAACAATTTACTCCTCAAGATTTTTCTTTTAAACCAAGACCCTCTAATTTAGGAAAACCTTTATGTCAACTGCAATTAGCTAAAGCAGGAGCAAGAGCAGAAGACAAACCTTATACCTTTAAAATGATTGTTACCTTTGGTGATGCTATAGAAGCTATATTAAAAGCTATATTAAAATCGTCTGGTGTTGACTATAAAGAAGGTGACAATATAGAGATTACTGAAAAATTAACAGGTGAAACTGACTTATATGTAGATAATAAAGTAGATGATATTAAATCTTGTAGTCCCTGGGCTTTTAGAAATAAGTTTTTAAGTTTTGAAGGTTTAAAGTCTCACGACAGTTTTGGTTATCTTACGCAACTACATCTCTATTCTAAAGGAGCTAAGAAAAAAGTTGGTGGTTGGTGGGCAGTTAATAAGTCTAGTGGAGAAATATCTTATTTAGATGATGAGTCTACCGAAGAAGAAGTACAAGAAACTGTAGATCAAGCATTAGATAAAATGAAAAAACTAGAATCTGATGTACCTTTTAAAAGATGCTTTGATTCTATAGAAGAAAAGTTTCGTAAAGTACCTACAGGTAAAAGAGTTTTAGGTGAAGAATGCTATTGGTGTGATTATAAATTTAGCTGTTGGCCTAATTTAGAATATAAACCTCAAGAAGCATCCTCAGCTAGAGAGCCAAGGTGGTTTTACTATACAAATGAAGATGAGGTTGTAGATGAAAAGAATACTTGAAGTAGATGACGAAGAAGTAGTAATATTATTAAAGCCTGGTAAGAATGAAGAAGGAGACTGGAATCACTCAACTAATATACATTTTCCTAAAAAACATGATGACTCTTATGGCATGGTTGACGCAATTAGTGACCTTGCTCGTGCTATGGTTGGCTTTAGTTATTGTGGAGATAATGAAGAAATTGTTGAGTATGCCACACACTTTTATAATATTACTAAAGCACCTGCAGAAAAAGAAAAAAAAGCAGTAAAAAAAGATAACGTAATTTATTTTAATCAATGGGGTAATGATGACTAAAAAAGATGATCCAGTAAATTATCCTTCTCATTATAACAATGGTAAAGTAGAAGCTATAGAAGCTATCGAAGCATCTATGGGAGAAAAAGAATTTCGAGGGTATTTAAAGGGAGCAATCTTAAAATACATTTGGAGATATACCTATAAGGATCGTGCTTTAGAAGATTTACAAAAAGCACGTTGGTATTTGGACAAGCTAATAGGCATTGTCCGTTTGGATGCAGACTTAAAAGATGAGATTAAATTTAACGATTAGTTTAGAGATTAACCCAGAAGAATACCCACTACCTATAGATGGAGATGTAAGAGATGAGATCGAACAGATCATACGAGACTCGTTCTATGACATCGAAGGGATCGAAGTCGAGAAGATCAAGACCTCGAAAAGGACAATGGCCTCCCCTTCGTATTCAGTTCGATGAGGGCTTTAGAGCTTTTTCACGAGGAATATTAAAAAATCCTTATGGAGAAAATAATGTACGCCATAAGGAATGGCTACGAGGTTGGAACACAGCCTATTTTGATAACAAAAATAAATTAAAAGGAAAGAAGAATGGGAGTATATGATTTAACAAAAAGCAATAGTATAAGTTTACCCACAGATTATCAAAGCTTTATTCACGTTTCTAGATATGCTAGATGGATTGAAGAAGAAAACAGAAGAGAAACCTGGGAAGAAACAGTCAATAGGTATTTTAATTATTTAGAAAAACATACTAAAGAAAATAATAACTTTAGTTTGTCTGTAGAAAAAAGAAAAGAACTACAGGATGCTGTTCTTAACCTAGAGATTATGCCTTCTATGAGAGCATTAATGACAGCAGGTGTTGCTTTAGAAAGATGTCATGTAGCTGCATATAACTGTTCTTATCTACCTGTAGACAGCGTTAGATCTTTTGATGAATGCTTATACATACTTATGTGTGGTACAGGTGTAGGTTTTTCTGTAGAAAGAAAGTATACTAAACAATTACCAACAGTTAACGAATCTTTTGAAGATAGTGAAACAACTATTGTAGTTGGTGATAGCAAAACAGGATGGGCTAAAGGCTATAAAGAATTAATTCATTTATTATATTCTGGTCAGATACCTAGTTGGGATTTATCTAAACTAAGACCTGCAGGTGCAAGGCTTAAAACATTTGGCGGTAGATCAAGTGGTCCTGATCCTTTAGATGATCTTTTTAGATTTACTGTAAATATATTTAAAGGTGCAGCAGGAAGAAAATTAAAATCTATAGAATGCCATGACATCATGTGTAAGATAGGTTCTGTTGTAGTGGTAGGTGGAGTAAGACGTTCTGCACTTATTAGTCTATCTGATTTACAAGACCAAGAAATGGCTTTAGCTAAATCTGGTGAGTGGTGGAATAATGAAGGTCAAAGAGCATTGGCTAATAACTCTGTATGCTATAAAGAAAAACCACCTATAGGTATCTTTATGAAAGAATGGCTTACATTATATAATTCTAAATCAGGTGAACGTGGCATATACAATAGACAATCTGCAGTAGAAAAGTCATTAGAGAATGGTAGAAGAAATGCAGATTATGATTTTGGTACTAATCCATGCTCTGAGATTATATTAAGGCCATATCAGTTTTGTAATTTAACAGAAGTAGTTGTTAGAGCAGATGATAAAATAGTGGATTTAGAAAGAAAGATTGAGTTAGCTACAATCCTCGGTACAATACAATCTACTTTAACCGATTTAAAATACCTTAGAAAGATATGGAAAGATAATACAGAAGAAGAAAGACTTCTTGGTGTTTCTCTTACAGGTATCATGGATAATGAATTATTAAATACTGCATCTGCAGGATACTTATCTGATCTACTTTCACAACTAAAACAGGTAGCTGTTGATACAAATTTAGGATTATCAGAACAATTAGGTATACCTCAATCGACTGCTATAACTTGTGTAAAGCCTTCTGGAACTGTATCTCAATTAGTAGACTCTGCTTCTGGTATTCATGCTAGGCATTCTGAATACTACATTAGAACTGTTAGAGGAGACAAAAAAGATCCTTTAACACAGTTTATGCAATCAGCAGGTGTACCTGTAGAAGATGATATTATGCAACCAGATAGCACTGTAGTTTTTAGTTTTCCTGTAAAATCTCCTAAAAAAGCAGTTACACGTAATGATACTGGTGCTTTAGAACAATTAAACTTGTGGCTTAAATACCAAAAGAATTGGTGTGAGCATAAACCTTCTGTTACAATAACTGTAAAAGAAGATGAATGGCTTGATGTGGGTGCATGGGTTTATGAAAACTTTAATGATGTTGCAGGAATATCTTTCTTGCCTCACTCAGATCATACTTACAAACAAGCTCCTTACCAGGAATGTACTAAAGAAGAATACCTAGATCTTAAAAAGAGAATGCCTAAGAATATTAATTGGCAAGATCTTTCTGAGTTAGAAAAAGAAGATAGCACACGAGGAGGCCAAGAGTTGGCTTGTACTGCTGATTCTTGTGAAATAGTGGATATAACATAATGACACATTTTGAAATAAAAATAAAAGATGACACAGGTACATCTTATGACTTTAATGCACGTTACACTTTTGCGTGCTCTAATCTAGAGGATGTAGTTTTTCATCTAGATGCTATACTAAGAACTGCAGGATTTGTTTTTGACAGTATAGATATAAAAAAGAAAAGTATTCATGAGGAGGAGGATTTACCTCACCTTGATTTTGATGTTCAATTTGATGGAGAATAATATGACAAAAAAACGTGCACGTACAGAAGATGGAAAATTTATTGCAGATGATCCAAATACCCCAGATGTAAATGAAGCATTTGAGCAGGAAGAAAAACCTGAAGTGCCTCAAACATATGTAATAACTTTAGAAACTTTAAATAAAGTTGTTAATGTTTTAGGACAGCTAGATTATAAAAGTGTCTTTCAACTAATGGAAGAACTTAGAGGTTTACAAGCTGTTAAAATTAACGAAAAGGTTGAGTAATGCTGTCGTTACTCGGATCAGTTCTTGGCTTTGGAACTTCTTTTCTTCCTTCTGTATTAGGATTCTTTGAAAAGAAACAAGCCAATAAACAAGAACTACTTATGCTTGAAGCTAAAGCTAAATACGCTTCAGAACTAAGTAAACTAAAATTAAAAGAACTAGATGCAGAAGCAGACATAGAAGAAGTAAAAGGTTTGTACAAACACGCTGAGTCATTAGCACAAGCAAACAAATCTACATTTGTATCTGCTTTACAGGCATCGGTAAGACCAGTTATAACATATGCTTTCTTTAGTATATTTGCATTTGTTAAAATTACTTATGTAATGTTAGCTATGCAAGGTGGAGAAGAATTACTACCTGCTATACTAGCTGCCTGGGATGAGGAATCAAAAACTATCTTTGCTGCCATTATTAGTTTCTGGTTTGGGAATCGTTTATTCAAAGCAAGGAGTAAATAATGTCTATAGTATATTTATTTAATTTAAAAACTTTAACATCATATGAGCTTAGTGTAGATGAATTTTATGATTCTTTTAATAGTCATGACACTTCATTCTTTGAACAAGTGTATGCACATAGTACTAAAAAAGAAAGAGATGATCGTGCCAAGCTAGAGATAGCTAGAGAAGAAAAAGTTAAACAAAAGATTCGTGATATGGCAGGATTTGCATAAGGAGAAATAAATGGCGGAAGAAATTAAAGTAGTACAAGTAGAAAAAAAGTCCTGGTATAATAATGCCGAAGGATTTGACAAGTGGAGAGTGTTCCCTCGTCTATTAATTAGTTTGTATGGAGTAATGTTTTATAAAACTAGTATGTGGTTTATGACTTTACCTGATCCAACTAATGCTCAATCAGCTTTTGTATCAGTAATTGTGGGTGCAGGAGCTGCTTGGTTCGGTTTATACGTTGGAAACAAGAAATAAACCTTAAAAAACCCCTAAACCCTTTGTAAGCCTCATAGAAGCCCCCTGAGACAAATTAGTTCTTTTGGGGGCTTATCTATTAGAAAGGTATCAAAACCTTCTTAGAACTCATTTATGAGATCTTTTTTTTTAAAAACATGCTAAAATTTTTATATTACTCTTAATATGCATGTTATGAGAGTAAATATTGAACTTAACCCTATAAAATACTGCACGACTGCCTCCTTATGTGTTGAGGACAGTTATACTTATTTTATACTATTAATCAAATTAATTGTATCCATAGATACTATTTATAATATAAATTAATTAGCTAAAGGATTGTCGTTGTTACCAATATTGTCAACTCTACCTTCAACCCTATCTAATCTTTTTTCAAGGCTATCTACTTTAGTTTCTAAAGGTGCAATATTAACAGTCTTAAATTTTCTTTTTTCTATATTATCAAGACGTAAATTAAATTGTCCCCAGGTGTAGAAGCCACCTCCGATTGCAGTGATCACCCCTATTATGGTAATGTACTGTTGTAGCTTTGGTAATATGTTTTTCATACTTATCTCCTATCTATAAATAATTGTACAGGTTGTGATTGCATCACATTGTACAAAGTACTCATACTAGTATTAACTAGTTCTCCATACGCATTACCATTGTCCCTCAACACAGCGTCTGCATATATCTGAGTAGGCTGATACCAGTTTGTTTGATCTGGTATAGTAACAGCCGAATAACTATTAAAGTTTGGTACATAATTCATAAAGGCAATTAAATTAGTTTGTCCTTGAGAATCATATTCACCAGACTCTTCTTGTTGAGCCTGGGAAGTTTCTTGTTGTGCTCTTATATTACTAGCAACTACTTCTTCTGCTATTTGATCTGCTTCTGACGATGTCATTACAGATGATGTAACACTTTGTATTTGGTTCTCCATAGTAGTTACCTGGACCTCTGCCATAGCAACGGAAGGTGTATTGTCCATTGAAGGCATAGGTATAACTTCTATAGATTGTAGTACTGTATTAGTTTGTACTTGTGCTGCAGATATTTGAGCAGATATACTAGGTGAATTAGATGTAGAAACACCTCCACTACTTGAGGATACAACAGCATTAGAAGAGCTACTACCTGAGTTCACATTTTGTGAAGATTGTCCTGCAGATATACTAGAGTTCACTATACTTGAAGTTGTTCTATTTGTAGCATTGATATTGTTTCTTACTAGTTGTCTTCTTCTTTCAGATCTTTCCGGATTACCTTCTTCTACTTCTTCTGGGCTTATTTCATCAACAGCTTCATCTAATGCTTCTTCTTCTTCTTCTAAGATATCTTCTTCATACTGCTCTTCTAGTTCTTCTCTTTGTTCTATTTCTTCTTCAATAGGTTCTTCAAAGTCTTCAAACTGTTCATCCCATTCTTCTCTATCAAACTCATCTTCAAAATCAAAGTGTTCATCCATATGTTGAGCAAACTCTACAAACTCTTCTTCAGTTAGTCTTATCTCAGGTAGTGTATCTGGTAGTGGTAACACGTCTAAATCTAGTTCTATAAAAGCTAGTGTTCCTTCTTCACTATTATCCAAAGTATAATCCCCAAAATCAAGTATATCAAAATTATCAAAAGTGTCTTCATTTTCTATTACATCCCCTGTATCATAGTCAAAATAGCTAATGCTACCAATGTCATCATAGTAAGTACCGCCACCATCCCTGCTATCAGTAACCGCAGAAAAAACAGATGTTCCTGTATAAACTTCTTCAGTGTTGAACCCATAAAAATCCTCCTCATCATCATAGCCTAACAACATGGCATCAGAAACTCCTGAGCCTTGTAAATAAAAATCGTCATCTTCTTCTGTATCAAATGTTAAATCATATACATCACAAAGTTCTGAGTAATCAGAATCAACTAAACACTCAGAAGATAAGTTACTAAATGATTCATCTACAACTTCTGCTGTAGTTAAACTAAAATCATCAGTCTCACTATAGGTCGTGCTGTTGGTGTCTTCATATCTCAAGTAAGTTACAGCTTCATTATTACCTTGTAATCCTATAGTTATATCATGGTTTGATATATTTATTTTATCATATCTAAACTCTATAACATTTGTCGTTTCGTATAAGATAGCCTCAAAAGAATTTTTATTAGAATTGTTATACTCTCTTGCATTGTACCATCCAATTACAAAGTATTGATCTGTATCTGCTGTATTACCAAAGGTTTTGATGTAGGGATTTTGTGTGCCATTGTTAATTAAATCTGTCCAAAGGGGATATACTGTGTAATTAAAAGAGGTAGCAGGTATAACTTCCGATAAGTAGTTTCTGCTCCTGGGCACAGAGAAATTGTTTTGAAAGGTAAAGAAACCGTTCATAGATATGTTTACATCATCAAACGTAGAACCATAAAACTCAAAGTCAAAGCCAAGAGGTTTCATTCCAGACATTTGATCGTCACCTAGGTTTAGAGCAGTACCATTGTTTTGTATATTAATAAGAGAATCATTACCTACAGTAAACGTAGGATCTGTTGCTTGCACTGAAGTGCTAAACAATAAGATAAATATTAGTTTAAACATAGTTTGTGTGTAGAATAACGCTTACAGAAATCTTTTTTCTTATATGCTTTAAACTCATGGGTAGAGATTTCTTTCTTTATTTCTTCCCAATCAGGCCTATCTTGTGGGTTTTCTTCCCAAGCTAATTTAGCTTCTTGGCCTATCTTACCTTTATACGGACAGGGTGTGCCTGCTTGCATCATTGATCTCCACACGCCAGGATTTTCACAGAGTAGAGCAACAGCAGCTACCTTCATCCCCATGTCATATAAAGCCTTGGAGTTTTTTAATCTTTCGCAGTTTTCGTCTCGTACACTTCTACCTGTTGATACACCAAAGAACTGAGTTTGAACTGCTGAACTAGCTCCTGTAGTGCATAGGTCTTGAGAATATGACATTATGGAAGGAGCTATGGCGGAGGGGGGAGCAGTTTTAATTCTTTGTGTTACTTTCTGTGTAGAATCATTTCTAGATATACTAGTGCTACTATTGTTATTAGTATTTACATTTGTGTTTTGATTTGTGTTTTGATTTATATTTTCTGTAGATACAGAAGAAGTACTTGTAGAATTATTTGTATTTAAATTTGTATTACTATTTGTATTATTTGATGTGCTAGTATTTGTATTTGTTCCTACAGAAGTTATAGTACTAGTATTAGTTACATCTTGAGTTTGTGTTATGTTAGATGTCACATTAGATGTGCTAGTATTTACATTGGTATTATTGTTTGTTGCAGTTATAGTGCTAGTATTTACATTATTATTATTATTCGTTGCAACAGATGTACTATTAATTGTGTTATTATTTGTATTGTTATTGGTATTTGTGTTTGTTGAAGTTACCGTACTAGTCGTTGTATTTGTTATGTTTGAGTCCTCACCTATAAGAGTGGTAGATAAGGCTAGGCTCAATACCATGCTAAATGAAACAACTAGTACAGTCGCTTCTTTTATCCTATTTTTTATCCCCATTAGTATCCCCTTTTACTTTTCTCCTTCATCACATGAGCAAGAAGGACAACCACTATAATCTACAATCCATTTATCTCTATCGTGCCAGGGTAAATCACAATTCATATTTAAATCGTATTTGGCAACAGAGTAGAATGAGTCTGCTTGCATTTTACTTGTAAATCGTCTTTGATGCTTGTGTTGTGCCATCTTATGAACTACTTAAAATATTAACTAGTATCAATAAACCTACTAATGATGCACCAAGTATGATACCGCTTTTCTTATACGGTGATACTGTTACAGTTTCAGCAAGTTTTGGTGCAGCTTTCTTAGGTGCTGCTTTCTTAGTCTTCTTAGTTTTTTGTGCTTCTGCCATATTACTTCTCCTTTAGTTGAAACACGCCTCTATGTTAGTTATTATTAGGTGATAATAAACCACTTGTAAATTCTTTTTCTTTTCCAGATTCATCTCTTCCAGTAATAGCATCTACGTCTCTTAAATTTACCTCTGGTTTAGCAAGAGATTCATCTACTCTTTCTCTTGCTTCTCTTTGTATGTCAAATTGTGTTCTTTTATCTTCATCTGTAAGATTCAAACTTTCTGGATTACCTTTTCCTATAAGCCTATCTACATTAGCCTCAATCGGTATATCATATTTTCTTAAATACTCTATATAATCACCATCACCCATAGATCCTATTTTTCTTGCTTCAGCTATAAATTGTGTATCTGTACCATAGATAACTCTATCTAAAGCTGATGTTTTTATTTCTCGAATATAATCTTTTAGTATTTCTTTTCTTATAGCATCAGGTTGATCTAAATAGAATTTATTAGTTAATATTAAAGGAATGCCTACTTGAGTTGCAGGTTGCATTAATTTTCCTAATTGTTGTCTCATTACATCACTAAAAACATTAATATCCGCATCTTCAAATGCAAGAGCTTTGTAGGGCACTATACCTAGTCTTTGCATTTCTCCTACTGCCCAAGGAGACCTTTCATAAAAACGTAATCCTAATAATTGTGTTTGTATTCCTCCAACAGTAGCTTCAGTTACTTCTTTAAAAGGAGATTGTTTTTCTGGAACTTTTCCTATATATGCAGAATAACCAGGTATAGTATCTAACATTCTTTGTATAAAACTATCGTAATTTATTTGTCTTTTTTTAGCTATTTCAGGGTTAAAAGTAGACCATATATCTTCTACAGCTTGTGTTGCTACCATAAAAGGTATTACTCTAGGTGCTAAGTTAGCTGCTACTTGCTGTGCTAGAGAACCATCATTAACTCGTTCTATAAATGTTTTACCTACAGTTTCATAAGTATTATCACTTATAGCATTGTAGTCTATTTTTGTTCTGTCGTAGTTTTTATCACCCTCTACTAAATTTGCAAATTCATTAATAATCTTTCCAAACTGCCCTGTTCTAACAGTGCTTCCAAAAGTAGATTGTAATAAATCTTTACCTAATTGAACTGCGTTTATTTTATCTCTTCTATACGCTAAATCAAAAACAGTTTTTCCTGCTACATTATGAAATCCTATAGGAAATACAGGGGTTAAATCAGCAGATACATCGGTGTTAATGTTTATTCTATTTCCTTCTGCAGCAAAAAATGAAGGATCTCTACCTGTTACATCGTAAGGGGTTTCTATTAGCTTACCTTCAAGAACATATCTATCGTATGGATTTTCAGACTCAAAATTACTACCTGAATTAATTGCATCACTTAATCTAGCTTGAGTATTACCATATATAATAGCTGTACCTAATATACCTTCGTTAAGAGATGTCCAATCACTATAATCTGGTTTTTGTTTTGTTCCTGCTTTATAAAGTAATTTAGCTCCTCCATTAATCATTCCTGCAGGGCTATATCTTAATGCTGTTGATGCTGCGTTGTACATAAATCTAGGAAAAGGAACAAGTGCTTGTGCTGCAGTTTTTACGAGTTTCATTGCTGTACCATCGTCTTCTTTATAAAAACGAAAGAAATTAGTAAACCCTTTTGTAAGACCTTCAGGCTCTAAAGCATAGGTAGTATCTAAAGCTTCTTTAATTGATGTACTTAACATTTTATCATCTACTACATCTTTTATTTTTCCAGAAGATATTAAGTCATCTAAATTTTTTATAGTGTTACCATCTAAATCTTTTAGTTTTCCAAATACATTTCCTTTTTGAGTTATTTTACGAGACAGCGTATCATTAAAAACTATACTTCTTATTGCATATTCTTGTGTTCTATTAAATATATTAGCTGCATATACAGCACTATCAAGAAATTTAAATCCTTGATCTAACCAAGGCACTTCTAAAGTTCTATTTTTTTCAATTTCTATGTAATTAGTAAATAACTCATCTTCATAGGAATTAAATCCTCCTTCGTTTCTTTTATTTCCTTTATCAAATATACTAAGAATATTTCTAGCTTTAGTATCATTAGATGCGTAATTATACAAAGCACCATAGCTTCTAAATAAATCTGGGGGATATATACCTCTTGTAGTTTCTCTATATTTAGGTGCATCATATCCAAGTCTTCTTTTAGCTAAATTTTTTCCTTCTACAAAAGTATTATGCATAAGTTCATTTAAACCTCTAATAGTTACTTTATACATACTACCTATTAAATTTCTTTCACTTGTTGATGGCATAATAACCATACTTCCTTTTGCTAAGTCTAACCAATTTTTTATAAATTTAAAAGTTTTTGAGTAATCACCTTTACTGATAGCTGTTTCAGAACTTTCAATTATCTGTCTGTTTATATGCATGTTATTTACTTCAGAAGAAGCTCTTCCTGGATCTATTTTATCTAGATTCATAAGATTTTCCATTGCTTCTCTACCGTAGCGATCTACATCTTGTTGTGATTTTAGTATTTTACCTGCGTCAGAAACTGTTGAAAACCAAAGAACTTTAAAGTCATTATGTGATAAACCAAACTTAGATAAAAATTGCCCATAATCTTCTGAAGATATTTTATCGTTTCGTAACATCTCAAATACTACATGAGATATTTTTTTATCTTTTGGACCTGTAGGACCTTTGCCTGTTTTAATACCTTGTAAAAGTGTAAAGGCTTCTTCAGGAGATGATTTTTTAATAAGGTCTATAGCTGCTGCTGTAACATTTCGTATAGTCTCTACATCAATAACTGATGTTAAAGGAGAATCTATATCTTTTACATTATCAACACCTTTTGTAGGTATAGCACTTTTATCTACATCTACTTGTTGTACAGTTTCTCTTACACCTGTTTGTTTTGCAATATCATCTCGCATCTGCCTGCCTTCTGCGGCAACAGTTTTAAAAAACCCACTATTATTAAAATCATCTATTACTACTTGAGTTATATCTTCTATATCTTTTATGTCTTCAGGTGATTTGCCTTCTGTAGCATTTTTATATTTTTCATCTAAATTCTTTTTATAGTTTTCATTATGTTCATCAATTTTTATTTTTTGTTTTTCTGCAGCTTTTCTAGATAAAGCCCCAGTTACACCTCTTATAGTACCCCCTAAAATACCACTTGTTCCTGTAGTTAAAGCACCTTCAACCCAACTAAAATCATCTTTTATGCCAGCTGCTATTTCTGTGTTTTGAGATAATCCTGTAAAAGCAAGACCAAAACCTGAACCTATTCCAAATCCTTTTAATACATCTTTAGTAACTTCTTTTCCTGCTAAAGCTGTAGATCCTTTTTTTAAGGCTGCATCTATACCTATTTGTTTAACTATATTTGCTACTGCTAATCTTGCTCCTGTAAGTGCAGTTACATTTGCAGCTTTTTGTACTGCTCCATAAACAGGAATTGCTGTTATCCAATTACTAGGATCAAAAAGCATACCTTCTCCATAATCCATAAAAGCTTTTACTGCTCCGCCCCAGTTAACAGAACCATCTTCGTCTTGCCACTCACCTTTTAAAAGTCTGTAGTTATTATAAAGATGAGCATACTGTTCTCTTTTTTGTCTAGTAGAACCTTGACCTCTCGTTACATAATGATAATCAAATGTTGTTGTACCTATA